CGATGTTTGCCTTTCAGGTGCCAGAGCGCTATCCGGATCCAGATCGACTTTACCGCCCCATGCCACCCAGCCCGAAGGCCGTGGAACTCATGCTGGAGACCATGGCTTGGGTGCAGTGGTTGCAAGTTGAGCAGCGGCATCTGGTTTGGATGCGTGCCAATCGCTACGAGTGGCAACAGATCGGCAGGCGTTTTGCCTGTGATCGGAACACGGCGGCAAGGCGGTGGCAAAAGGCCATCGGCCTCGTGGTCGAAAAGCTGAATAGGACTGGCAGTCGATGAGCAGGTGTGCTACGATACATTACATCTGACGGAACTTCAGCATGGCAAAACAACCCAAAGAAAGCCTGCTTGAGCAGGAGCGATATGAACTCAAGCAGAAGTCCGGTGGCGGAGTTTTGCGCTTTGAAGTTTGGGGGCACGTTGAGAACGGCAAAACCGTGGTGACGCGATACAACATCGCGTACATCAACCATGCGATTTGTCGAAAAGACAATGGCCGGGTTTTGGGCTATGACAACGCGCACGGCTACCACCACCGCCACTACATGGGTGACGTTGAGCCAGTGGATTATGTAAGCTACGAAGACACTTCCGAGCGGTTTCAGAAGGAGTGGTCTGAAATTGTGAGTTCGATGAGAGGAAAGAAATCATGACCAAAGTTGTTGTGCGTACCGATGATGTGGCAGGCTTCTTTGCGCGTGCCAAGGATGCTGCTCGTCGCGCTGATCGCGGTCAGCCGTTTGATGAGCGCGTTACTTTTTCCTTTGAAGACCCGAAGCGCATGTTTGCAGTTCTGTCGCAAGCCCGGCGTCGATTGATGCTGGAAGTCATGCACGAGCCCAAGACCATCAGCCAACTTTCGGAGCGCCTGCATCGCAATCGCTCGGCGATTACCAAAGATATCGGGATGCTTGAAAAGTTGGGTCTGCTCATCTCAGACCGGCAAGCCAACCCGGGGCACGGCATTCAGAAGGTCGTCAGATCAATCGCGCCAAAGATCGAGATGGTCGCAACACTTGGATGATCTGCCCTGAGCAGACTACTCTGACCGCACAACTCACCCTTTGACCGCTTGGGCAATCCGAGTGCTCTTTGGGCGACAGGCCGCCTTCGGGCGGCTTTGTCACATTTGGAGGAGGCTGTGGCAAGTCAAGGCGGTTTGCGGATTCTTGCTCAATCCTGCGGAAAGGAGCAAGGGATTGCAAAATTCCCCCATGCAGCATGAAGACCGGTTTGAGCGTACAGTTTCGGCTATGGTCAGGACAGTGGTGTGAGCAGTAGCGATGATCTCCATGACATTGCCAGCCTCCCGATTGATGCACGCTGATACGGAATCATGAGGGCTTCTGATCATAGGATTGCCGATGGCTCCTGCGGAAACGCAAGGGGTCCTTCCTGGCCAAAAGTGTATGCAGGGGGCAACAGCGCGGCATTGCTCTAGCGACTGACTGCAAACCGAGGTTTGCAGGGGTTTGCACCGTCGTAGGTTTGCACCTCATCGCCGATGGCGTTGGCCAGCGCCACCACGCATTCTCATTGGGGAAGACAGAAAAAATTCACCAGTGATGTGCACCTGATCCTGGTGAGCCGGATGGGTTTGCACCCTACCAGGTTTGCACTGACCACCCGATCGAATTGATTTCACAGCCCGCTGCGCGTTTGATACGTCGGCGGGTTTTTTGTTGTCCGAGCTACCCATGTCACCAGCCATCAAACTCAACATCGAATACCGCCAGGTCGAGGCATTGATTCCTTATGCCAGAAATCCGCGTACGCACAACGCCGAGCAGATCGCCAAGATCGCGGCCAGCATCGTCGAGTACGGCTGGACAAACCCGATTCTTGTCGATGGCGAGAACGGCATCATCGCGGGCCATGGCAGATTGGCCGCCGCCAGAAAACTCGGGTTGACCGAGGTGCCGGTGATTGAACTCTGTCACCTCTCGCCCACGCAAAAGCGCGCCTACGTGATCTCTGACAACCGCTTGGCCCTGGATGCTGGCTGGGACGAAGACATGCTGGCACTGGAAGTCGCCGAATTGACGCAGGCTGGCTTTGATCTGGCACTCACCGGCCTGGACGATCTCGAGATTGAAGCCCTGCAAAACCTTGATGGCGAGCCTGGCGGAGAGCATTCAAATGCGGCAGCCGTTGGCGACACCGCCGATCAAGCCGATGGATCCGATGTCGTGGACGATGTACCAGATGCGCCGGTCAACCCGGTTTCACGCACAGGGGACGTGTGGGCGCTCGGTGTTCACCGCTTGATCTGCGGCGATGCTGCCAATGCTGCAGTAGTCGCCAAACTGATGTCAGGCGATACCGCAGCCCTGTGCTTCACCTCGCCGCCTTATGGCACTCAGCGTGATTACACCAACACCATCATTGATTGGGAAGCGCTGATGCGCGGTGTCTTTGCTAAGTTGCCAATGGCTACAACTGGCCAAGTGCTGGTCAACCTCGGGTTGATCCACCGCGAACAGGAAGTCGTTCCGTACTGGGACGCATGGCTGTCGTGGATGCGCAATCAAGGATGGCGGCGTTTCGGCTGGTACATATGGGATCAGGGACCGGGATTGCCTGGCGACTGGAGCGGTCGGCTGGCTCCAGCCTTCGAATTCGTCTTCCACTTCAACCGGCAGGGCGCGGAGGTGCGCCGACCCAACAAGATCGTGCCGTGCATCTATGCCGGGCGCGACACCCATCTGCGCGGCGACGGCACCAGTGCCGGCGGCATGCGCAACAAGGATGGCAGCAAGACAACGTGGAACCACGTCGGCACCGTCACCCAGGAAACCAAAATTCCCGATGGAGTGATTCGCATCATGCGGCACAAAGGCAAGATCGGTCAGGGCATTGACCACCCTGCGGTTTTTCCGGTGGCATTGCCGCAGCACATCTTTGAAGCCTACACCTTCGAGGGCGAAATCATTTTTGAGCCGTTTTGCGGCTCCGGCACCGGCCTGCTCGCTGCGCAAAAAATAAACCGCCAGATGCGCGCCGTAGAAATCGCGCCCGAGTACGTGGACGTCGCTATCAAGCGCTTCCAACAAAACCATCCCGACCTCCCGGTAACTCTGATGGGATCGGGCGACACATTCGAGACCGTCGCCGCTCTGCGGCTAGCACATGCACGTGCGCAGGAGCCAGAACATGAAGCTGTCTGAACACTTTTACCTCGACGAATTCCTCGTCTCTGAGACCGCCGCTCGACGGGGGATCGCCAACCAACCATCTGACGCCGCCATCCTGCAGCTACGCGCACTGTGCCAGACCGTTCTGGAACCGCTGCGCGCCCATCTTGGCAGCCCCATTGTTGTCACATCCGGCTACCGCTCACCCGAACTCAACCGCGCCGTAGGTGGCAGTCTGCATAGCTTGCACATGCAAGGGCGTGCTGCCGACATCGTGCTGCCAGGCATGGCGGCGCTGGCAGTCTGCGAGGCGGTCAAGCGGCTCAAGCTGCCTTGCGCAGAAATCATTCATGAGTACGGGCGCTGGGCGCACTTGAGCTTGGCGCAGCCTGGCGACTCGACCAAGTTGCTGACGGCAACGCTGGTGGCAGGTCGCACCCTCTATCGCGAGGGGCTGCGCCATGTCTGATCCTATGCTGGCAACCCACATCGAGCGCTGGCCGCTGAATCGGCTATTACCCTATGCCCGTAATCCGCGCACGCACTCTGAGGCGCAAATTGCTCAGATCGCTGCCAGCATGGTGGAGTTTGGTTTCACCAATCCAATTCTGGTTGACAAGGAAGCCGTCATCGTCGCTGGTCATGGACGGCTGGCTGCTGCCCGCAAACTTGGGCTAGATGTCGTTCCTGTCATCGTGCTCGATTACCTCACGCCAACCCAGCGCCGGGCCCTGGTCATTGCCGACAACCGAATTGCTGAGAACGCCGGTTGGGACGACGCCATGTTGCGGGTGGAACTCGATGCTCTGCGCGATGACGATTTCGATTTGTCGCTCACCGGCTTTGACGTGGACGCACTGGCCGATCTGTTCGAGGGAGAGGAAGGTGGCGCGTCAGGCCAAACGGATGACGACATGGCACCCGAGGTGCTAGATGCCGCGATCTCGCGCCCTGGCGACGTGTGGCTGCTTGGTGGCCACCGTGTGCTGTGCGGTGACTCGACCGATGCGCAGTGCTACGCGCAGTTGCTTGGAGAAGAAAACGTCAACATGGTCTTCATGGACCCGCCCTACAACGTCGATTACGCCAACAGCGCCAAGGACAAGATGCGTGGCATAGATCGCCCGATCCTCAACGACAACCTGGGCACCGGGTTTTACGACTTTCTGCTGGCGGCGCTGATACCGACGGTGGCGCGTTGCGAGGGTGCCATCTACATTTCCATGTCGTCGAGCGAACTTGACGTGCTGCAAAAAGCATTTCGGGATGCCGGTGGCAAGTGGTCAACTTTTATC